GCCGCTCACCGAGCCAGAAGCGTAGGGGAGGTCAACACCATGCCAGCATTCGCCAAACAAGACGGCCACGAATCTCACATCAAGGTCGGTGGCCAGTGGGTAAGCCTGCGGGCTTTCCGAAATCAGCGGAAGGCCGAGCGGCGGGAGTTCATGAAGGGGATCGCTTTCCTTGCCTTTCTCTTCGGGGTATTTCTTATCTTTGCGTGGGGGGTGTAAAATGACAGCACCTTGGGCAATGTTCTCAGCGGGTATCATCATCGGAATATTCATTGGAATCGGCGCGGTTGGCGTCTGGCAAATCGTCTATAGCGTTCGGCCTAGAAAGCGGTCTGGATGGCGGGAGGTGGGGAGATGATTGACCTTGAAAAGTTTTGCTCTACCGATGAGCTCGGTATGCTGAGAGGAATCGCCCGTCCGTGGAGCCGGGGCGAACACACATACGCCACAAACGGGCATATCATTATCCGTGTGCCGAGGATTGTGGAAATAGGCGAAAACGATAACGCGCCGGACGCAAATCGGTTATGTTGGGATAAACCCTCGGGCGCGCCAGTCGAAATCCCTGAACTGCCTGCGCCGGAAATCAACGATTGCATTTGGTGTACCGGAGATGATCCTGAATATTTAAGGGAAGATTGCGAAGAGTGCAACCAAACCGGGCAGATTCGGCAAACTATCCCTGTTGTTGTCGGTAAAATGATTTACTCCGATGAATACCTCGGATTGATCAAGGACTTGCCGGGAGTGAAGTTCTACCCCGTATTCCATGATTTTGCGGTTAATGACCGCAGCGTAAAGCCGGCATACTTCTCTTTCGACAATGGGGAGGGGCTGCTTATGCCGAGGAGGCCTTGACCGCCCGTCGCCACTATCTGCGGCTTGCCACGGAGCACATTGACAAGGAGATCGCCCGGCTGAAAGAGCGGAAGGCCGATATCGAGGTGGAGATTATTCGGGAGGATCGGAAGGCGACACGGACGGTAGGTAAAGCCAATGGCAGTTGACACCGACCGCCACTTTAGCGACCCGTCAATATTAACGGCCCCTGATTGTATTGACGAGGATGACGACGGCCGGCCACGCTGCGAAACCTGCGGCTGGCTGATTGAGGATTGCGAGTGCTGGTATAAAATTAACGATGGGAGGAAATGATGAACGAGGAAGTCACGTTGAACGCAAGGGAAATTATCGGCAATGAGTTAGTGGTCCAGGATGTAAACGAGGCAAAGCTGATCAAGATGCGTGAGGATCATGGGTTGCCGGAAACTATCCAGGAAAAATGTTTGGCGGTTGTACATATCGACACGCCGATGTGCTTGAATGTCGCAACGGCAGGATCAATCGTCATGTACGACCGGAGCGTAAAGGAGCGGTCCAGATGACTCCCAAGAAACCCATGTCCGAAAAAATGACGCCGATATTGGTTGAATCAGAGGACGTCCGGCCCGGCGACCTCATGGGAAGGAATTGAGTAATGGAAATCATGGTCTTTTACTGGACAGGAGCAGCTATCTGGTGGGTTGTTTCTTTGTGTACGGTTTGCACCTTCATTTTTGCGGCCTGTATTTTGCCGATCATTCTTTATCGGAGGGCGGAAAAATATTTCTGGCAATGGAAATGGGCGGCCATTGCAGCCACCACGGGGCTTACCATAAACGACGTGGAATGGGCGGCCAGAGTACACCCATCAACACCTCGCAACGTGCCACTACCAGAAATGCTGGCATGGTTTGAATCCGTAAAAACGCGAGGAGCAGCGGTTAGAAAGATAAGCAGCTTGGGGGATGAATCATGACCGTCCAATTAATAGACGCCCAGGACGTTTCTTTCGGCGACCTCATGGAGTGCGCGGACAAATCGTGGCGCGTTGTTCGGAAGATCGAGAGGCAGGGAAACCGTCTGTATTTTCTGTTTGGGAGAGCGTTGGATACGAGAAGCGCGGTAATTGGGGATTTCGTGGCAGTGGGGAGGTAATGATGGATTATTTGGAGTTTCTGGAAAAGAAATCACAGTGCTTATGGAATGACGGGTTTCCTCCGCTATTCATCCCTGATTTTCTTTTTGATTTCCAAAAAGCGCTTTCTGAATGGGGGATAAGGAAAGGCCGGTGTGCCTTATTCGAAGATTGCGGTCTTGGGAAAACTCCGCAGCAGCTTGTGTGGGCCGAAAACGTTGTTCGTCATACAAACAAGCCGGTCCTTGTTCTCACTCCCCTCGCCGTCTCATATCAGACCGTTTTGGAGGGAGAGAAGTTCCAGATTGAGGTGCATCGGTCGTCTGACGGGAAAGTTTTCCCTGGTATCAACGTCACAAACTACGAGCGCCTACACCATTTCAATCCCAATGACTTTGGAGGCGTGGTCTGTGACGAATCATCAATTCTAAAATCTTTCGATGGAACATACAAGAAGGAAATCACCGAGTTCATGCGCAAGGTAAAGTATCGCCTTCTCTGTACCGCGACCGCCGCCCCCAATGATTACATCGAACTGGGAACATCCTCGGAGGCGCTTGGAGAGCTTGGATATACGGATATGCTAGGACGGTTCTTCAAGAACGACCAAAACACCATTAAAGCTATGAAATTTCAGAATCAGTTGTCAGAAGGCGCAAAATGGCGTTTCAAGGGACATGCAGAAGAACCTTTCTGGAAATGGGTGTGCTCCTGGGCGCGGGCAATAAGGAAGCCGTCTGACCTTGGGTTTAACGACGATAGGTTTGTGCTTCCGAAGCTGACCGAGCAGGAACATATGGTGACAGCGGAAACGTTGGCGCCGGGGATGCTTTTCCCTATTCCCGCCATCGGACTCAAGGAACAGCGGCAAGAGAGACGACGCACGGTTGATGAACGATGTCAAAAGGCCGCTGACCTTGTGAACAACACCGGAAAGCCTGCCCTTGTTTGGTGCCATCTCAACGACGAAGGAGATATCCTGGAGAGGTTTATTTATGACTCCGTTCAGATCAGCGGGCGGGATCCGGACGATGAAAAAGAGGAAAAGTTTATAGCTTTTACGAAAGGCCAAATCCGCGTGCTCGTTACAAAGCCGAAAATAGGAGCATGGGGGCTAAACTTTCAGCACTGTTCGCATGTTGTATCATTCCCTTCGCACAGCTTCGAGCAATACTATCAAGGTGTCCGTCGCTGTTGGAGATTCGGGCAAAAGAACCCGGTCCAGTCAGACATTATTACAACAGAGGGAGAGTTAGATGTTCTGAAAAATCTTCGGCGCAAGTCGCGGGCAGCGGATGTAATGTTCGACAATCTTGTTAAGTACATGAGCGAATCATTTAGCGTTTCCCGTGGGCAAATATTTGCAGAAAAGGAGATCGTACCATCATGGCTATAATCGACCAGCATATCAACGGAAAGTACGCAATATACAACGGGGATTGCATAGAGGTTTCGCAATCGTTCCCGAACAACAAGATCCACCTTTCGATCTACTCCCCCCCATTTGGAGGGCTGTACCACTATTCCAGTTCCGAGCGGGATCTATCGAACTGCCGGGACTATTCCCAGTTTTTTGAGCACTACGGATTTGTGGTCAAGGAGATATTCAGGATGACCATTCCCGGCCGAATGACCGCCGTTCACTGCATGGACGTTCCAAGCGGGAACAGTGGATCTGACCACCTTATCGACTTCCCTGGTGATATCGTCCGCCTTCACGAAAAAGAGGGCTGGAAATACGTGGCAAGGTACGCGGTTTGGAAAGAACCGCTGGGGGTCCGCAACCGGACAATGGCTAAGAATCTTGCCCACAAAACCATTGTGGAGGATTCAAGCCGGTGCAGCGTGGCAAGCGCGGATTATCTTCTCGTTTTCCGCAAGAAAGGAGAAAACCCTGTTCCGATCGCGCACCCTATCGGCCTGTCTGAATACTATGGGGAACGCATACCACCCGCAGAACTTCAAAAGTACCGGGGGTGGACCGGAAACCAGATCGAGAACCGGTTGTCACATTGGATTTGGCGTCAATATGCCTCCGCTTTTTGGGATGACGTAAGAATAGGGAATGTTTTGCCCTTCCGTGAATCAAAAGACGAGGACGACGAAAAACACGTGCATCCTTTACAACTAGACGTCATCCATAGGGTTATTGCTTTGTGGTCAAATGTAGGAGAAATAGTATATACACCATTTATGGGTGTCGGGTCAGAGGTTTTTTGTGCGGTGAAACAAGGGCGGATGGGGATTGGTGTGGAGTTAAAGCCTTCTTACTACCGACAGGC